TGAGAGAAGTCCCAGCTGGGAAACCAGGGGAGGATACGCTCCCCTGCATCACCAGTTATCACAACGCCGCTTACAGTCAACGCACTGACACTGAGTGCCAGATCGCTTAGTCCGCCTTCGACTATGTGATTCATTTTTAGTCTTTAAGAAAAAATTGTCGCCCTCCCTCTCATCCTAGTTTTTTCGTCTTTTTCCTGTCAGATTCTCTGTTCTAAATTTCTGATTCCTCAGGGGTCTTTTCGTCGAAGAGGGGGTTATACCTTCGATCTGATCGCTCGTCGTTCGTGGAATCTCAGAGAGTTCTTCCTCATATTTTCTCTCAGAGATTCTACTGGGGGATTGCAGGATCCCTCGTGAAACTGTATGCGTGTTTTTTAGTCTATTATGCCCGACTGAACGCCCTATCGTTAGATCGAGCAATCCTCACCCTGGACGAGTCAGCCGGATAGTCCACAGCCCTGACCACCGATAGGGCGAGTGGGAGGGACTGTCGCCTACCCCTAAGACTGACAGCATTAAGGCCCTCGCGGGTCAGAGAGGCGACCTCTGTGAAACTGGCCGCTGGATCTGTTGTATCGGTCCCTGGCTCGTAGAAATGCTTGACGTAAAGCGTGACGACTGCGGACGTCATATTCTGGTTACTAATAGTTTGAGTCATAGCGCTGGTTGCTTTCTATAAGAGGATTTTTTTTATTCAATTGTTTCAACGGTCTAGATCACAGCAAATCTCAGATGCGTGATTTTTTTATTTTAAAAAAATTTCTATATATAAAATGTCAGACTCGCTATTCGCAGACTCCATGTTCGAACTATTTGATCAGAGCGCAGCGTATGTCTCCACTGCTGCATCCCCATCACCACCATCACCACCGCCTCACGTTTGTGAGCTCCACGACACAGAAGACGGATCGCATACCTGTTTCGACTGTGGTCTAGCTGTTAAACAGCCTCCGATGTCTTTATGGACTCTAGAGGCCCCTGTAAACATCACTCGCGTCTACCGATACTGTCGACAGACGCGCTTCAACCACATCCTTGACCAATTCAGAGGATCTGTGTCAAGTATAGCTGTTCCACCCCAAATCATCGCAGCAGCACTATCTGCATCACTCACCACGCATGATTCAGCCAGGAAGTTCATCCGAAAAAACTCACTACAAAAATACAGTCGCTGTAAGAATCAGCTCATGGGACCTCACTGGAATCCGCCGGTGTTTGCCGATGTCAAGGTAGTCGAATTCTTCATTAGATTCGAAGAGCTTTGGTCTAAAAGCTCTGGTTTCAAGAATTTCCCGAACTCTCATCTGCTCCTGTTCAGAATCCTACGCCACATGGGAGTGCCAGTAGAGATCGAACACATGAGCTGCCTCAAGCTGATAAACTGCAACTCCCCCAAAATCGACCCTATCTTCAACACAATTTTTTGTCCAGATTATAAATGCTAGCGAGGATACTAGTAGGCTATGGGCTTCTCTGTGCTCTCTCTACCGGTCTCCATGTGATCCATGTGCTCTACTCTGCAACGAGGGTAGTCGTCACCGGGTACTCCTTCGTCGAGAGGAAAATGACCCGCTCACAAGATTAGCGTGAGCGCGGTCGCATAATAGTCAGGCTTCTCTCTCTGGCCTACAAACAGCTCCTGGAACCCCTTAAGTCCTACTCCGCTCTCTCTCACCCAGAGGGCGCACCAGCGTCCGCACGTGTTGATCGTGTGCATGTACTCCTGTAATCTGACCCGATTTTCTATCAGCCGATATTTCGACTGATTAATTAGATGAGACAGGTGCGGGACTGCCCTCCCATCATGCCTACGGAGATTAAAAGGTGACAGCTCAAGTTCCGTATCAACCTGCATTCCATATGGGTCGAAAAACGTTAGTAAATTGTCTGTCCGTGTGAGGGCAACCCAGTGTCCATACCCACGCCGTGTCTGGTACAGGATGATGGCAGCAGATTTGCTCTCAAACAGTTGGTCAATCGATGCAACTCCCTCAAGGTCCGAATAGGACATGATTCTGGCTTCTGACCTAGTCATCCTGACCAAGTCTGACCCAGTGATGCTTTGAGCCTCAGAATTTCTGATTAAAAGATCCATTTTTATTATACTAATAAAAAATAAGTGTAGATCACAGTCTCCACTGTTTGAGTCTCTCCGCCTCGTCGAATCCTCGTCTTGCAGTCAGCGCAAGTCTGTCCTCCTGTATTGCAATGTTGGGGTCGATCCACGTGCGATTTGTAGCCCCGTAGTGTGGGATTTGGACGTGCCTCTTCCCAGTGACAAGGTTACCAGCTCCTAGGCTGATCCCTTGTTTTTCAATCCTGTCCCACATGCTTCGACCTCTTGGTGGAGGAGGAGGTCTTTGCGGTGAGCGGGGGTCAGAGATTTCGAAGTCATCTCTTTGTGACATTTATTATTACTGAAAATATTTTCAGTAATATTAAAATGTCAGTCTCTATGAAAGTTACCGACAGGAAAAGCAGGGCCATCGCTGCGATCATTTACCCTAAGGGGTACCCTAAGCCCCCTTCAGCGCAGCGATTTCTCTACCTTGACGAGGATGGTGTTGGTCTTTCAGAGATTGAGTTCACTGATGGGCGTACTCTGCAGCCTCTTCCACGAACTGACACTCGTTCAGTCATATACGTGAGTGGCCCCTCAAATAGTGGCAAGAGCTACTGGACTGGAGCGTACGCTAGAGCTTACCTCAAAATAAAAAAGTATCGGGATAACGAGATGTACATTCTGTCGCAGGTCGATCGTGACAAGGTCCTTGACGAGCTGTCACCTATACGTATTCCACTCGACATAAACCTGATCAACGACCCTCTGAAGCCTAGCGATTTCCAGGATAGCCTCCTCGTGCTTGACGATGTCGATAGCATTTCTGATAAGCCCCTGAATAAAGCAGTAGAGGCAATTCAAAACAAGCTCCTGACTACCGGACGCCATACCAACACCGAGATGGTCATAACCAGTCATCTTATGTCGGATTATAAGAGATCTCGAGTGATCCTCAATGAGTCTACAGCCTGTGTCTTCTTCCCACGTGCGGGAGCTCGCATGCAGATCCGTGCCTTTCTGAAGACATACGGTGGCTTATCGCCTGGGCAGATTGCCCGCGTTATGAAACTCCCAAGCCGGTGGGTGATGCTCTCAAAAACCTACCCGATGTACATCATTTACGATACTGGTTTTTTTCTGCTTGTCGATTAGATTGACTATCCAAATTTTTTCCTCTAACTGTAAATGTCATCTACTACTTTGATGATCGAGCCTCGTGCCGACGTTGTCGGCAACGACGGACAGACACAAGTCATCGTATCGGGTGGATCTAGAATCACATCTCAGACAATCCCGGCCGCAAGTTATTCGGATGCCGGTGCGAGCTGGAACGTATTTCCTCCTTCAACCAGCACCCTCGTCGATAGATTCGTGCGCATCCGCTACCACGTTGAGGTTACTGGGACAGGCGGGACGTCGATGAATGTAGGCTTACACGATGCGCCCCGACAATTTCCTATTGCTAGCATCATCGATGTCCTTGCCGTCAGTATCAACGGCGAGTCCGTTAGCGAGCCTGTCGCTCAAAATATCCACGCTCTTGCATGCTATGGCAACTCCCCCCAAGACCGTTCGAAATCACTGTCTACAACCGCGGCCCAGCCTGATGCTTTCCAGGATTATGCATCGTGGCAGACGCTTGGCAGCGCCCGCTCCCCGTTTGTTGCCTTCGGAGAGAACTCTACTGAGCCTTCTAGAGGCAGTGTTATCCGAGAGCAAGTTAGCGTTAACGTGGTCAGATACACTGTTACCGAGCCTCTTTGGTGCAGTCCCTTCTACCAGGGGCTCGGCCCAGAGCCCGAGGCTATGGTTAACGTAAACCAGCTGGGCGTGACCATTCGGCATGTTGGTTCTGGTCTGAGACGTTTCTGGTCTAGCGACGGTCTTACCGGTACGGGCTACACAGCCACTCTCTACCGCGCCCCTGATTTGCTGATCAATTACATCACTCCCAGTTTGATGCAGCCAATTCCTGCGGTTCAGATTTTGCCTTATCACAAGTTGAACAGCTACCGCCGTGCGGTCCCTTCCCTTGCTGCTGGCGCTTCAACACAAGTCCTCTCGGATAGTGTTAAGCTCAATCAGTGCCCCAAATCAATGATGCTTTTCTGCAAGCATTCTGATGCTAGTCAAAACGAATTCACCTCGGATTCCTTTCTAGCTCTGGAAAACGTGAGTATTTCATTTAATAACAGGAGTGCTCTCCTCTCGTCGGCCTCCCCTCAGGAGCTTTTTGAGATCTCTCGTCGCTCTGGCCTGGACATGTCCTTCCAAGAGTTCAGTCAGTACCGAGGCTCTGTGTTCAAATGCGATTTCGCTCGGGACATCGGCCTTAGCGATGACGAGGCTCCAGGTGCCCTGGGTCAATACACTCTCGCTGTCCAGGCGAACCTCACTAACAGATCCACGGCGGCGTTCGAGGGTGATTTCCATGTCGTCCTGTTTATGGAGGGCACAATCTCAATCTCTGAGAACCAGTGTCGTGCTAGCCTTGGTGTCCTTACACCCGCTATGGCTTTGCATGCCAAAAGCGGGGCAGCTGGGAAGATCTCCCATGCCCATTTCAACGCGCTTCACGGTGGGTCATTCTGGTCTGCCTTGAAGAATGTGGTCAAAAAAGTGAGTGGCGCCGTTGCAGGAGCTGCGCCGATCGTCGGCAAAATTGCCTCGGCCCTTGGGCATCCTGAGGTTGGCATGGCCGCTAACACGATCGGTTCTGTTGCTGGAACGGTCCGCGGGGCTGCTGGAGGTCGCCTTGTAGGGGGCCGCATCGCTCGTCGTATGCTCTGATAACGCTGTGCCTACATATTTAATTATTTTTTGTAAATAATTTTTTTGTGTATATGTAAAATGCAGATGACCGAGAACATCTACTACAACATGAGCGGTACACACCCGATCGGTGATCTTGACCCACCTCTGAGCATCCAGTTCAACGAAAATCGAGTCAGCCCTATCCTTGAGGTAGCAGACCATTATGAGGTTGCCGTTAACCGTTTTTCCCTCCCCAGCGCCCTCCCGATCATGATATGGCCGGAGGATCCAAATGTTTTTCGCATCACGCTCAGGTGGGACACCAGCGAGGTCACAAGGCAGATTATTTTCACCGACCAGTGTACCGGATGCGCCTACCCACGGGGCATATATAATATCGAAGACGCTCTCGAGAACGTTAACGACGAGATCCGGATTGCCTGTGTCGCACTGAAGCTGCTCGACCCAGCCTTCCCCTACACGGGAGCTGATTCTTTCTTTTTCTTTGAGCCCTCTACGCAGCTGACTGATCTGTACACACCTCAAAATCTTGTTGATCCCCTTTTCAAATTTGTGATGAGCATTCAGCTGTACGAGGAGCTGTTTAGCGGTATCCAATCAAGCGGTGACTTTTCTATCCCGTCCTTCCCTAGGGTGGAGCTTGTCCTCTCTGACAAGAAGCTGAACCGGACGACAATCGACACGTTGCCTTATATCAAAACACAATCTACGTTCCCAACTATCCCGAACGATGCTCTCAGCCTTCAGTTCCTCACGGATCTCCCGGTCGTTGCTGAGCTTGAGGGAGGGTCTCTCGATGTCACGCAGAAGGTGCTCACGGATTTCAATCTCGATGGAAGCATTAACGATCGAACTGGTTTTCAGTACTTCCCGCAGGGTCCCTTGAGGTGGAATTCGATGAAGAGCTCCCAGCCTCTCACGACGATCAGTCTGCGTGTAATGGTGACTTTCAAAAATGGTAAGCAGTATCCCCTCCTGCTTGAGCGGGGAGCATCATGGTCAGTTAAGCTCCAGTTTCGTCACGTCGGGCGGAGGTAGGCCTGATCTAGATTATTTATTTTTCCATATATAAATGACCATCTCCGATCGAATCAAAACAAGCCGATCGATCGCCGACTCAAGCCTAAAGTTGTATCTGAGTAACATCAAGAGACTGAACGGTCTCATAACGGGAGAGGCTGTGATGCCTGAGAATTTAAATTCGTGGACACTCCCGCTCATCAAGAAAGCCCTTTCCACCATCGACAAGATCACAACACGAAAAAATATAATTACTGCTGCCATCGTCGGCCTAGGCAGTGAGACCGACCCTGATCAGCCCCTGATCGATAGCCTGCAGGCGCTCCTTAAAGAGCACGGTGATAAATATACAGCATTCCTTGTGACACAGAAGAAAACCCCGCAGCAGGATGCGAACTGGATGTCATATGCCGATATTATCGGGGTGGCCAAGGCTCTACTCAAGCGCATCAAAAATGAGAGGCTCCTCACAGCCTCCGTGATGCTCGATAATGAGGCTTTCAAATTAGTGCAGGGGTACGTCCTGTTACTGACATATCTCCATCAGCCAATCCGCAATGACTATGCCGACATGCGTGTCGTCACTGTCAAGGAGCTAGCGGCCGTCAGTGTCAAGGAGCAGAAGCTCCACAATTACCTTCTAGTGAAGCCTTCTGGTCAGTATACGTATATCCTAAACATCTTTAAGAATAGCGCTACTATCGGGGCTAAAAGGCTCCCTGTCGCTGCCAAGGTGGCATCACTCTACGATCGGTGGCTCCAGCTGAATCGCTCAGGTTGGCTTTTTGTGAAGCCGAGCAAACGCACCTTGCCGATGGCCCCTGCAGGCATAACTGTCGCTCTACAGAAGCTCTTTTTTCCTAAGAGGATCGGTAGTTCGATGCTCCGTCACATCATCGCCTCCCACATGGCTGAGGGGACTCCTAGTATCGCTGAGGAGAACGCTGAGGAGAAGGCTAGATCTGATGGCGTTGAGGACACGTTCCTCCACAGCAGTAGCATGAACAAACTTTATCGAAAGTTATAATTATTTTTTTTGTATATATAAAATGCAAACTTCTAACGAGGAGATTAAAAAGGTCGATGTCGATGTCGAGACTGTCAAGGCTGACGATGTCGAGACTGACGATGTCGAGACTGACGAGAAGGCTGACGAGAAGGCTGACGAGAAGGCTGAGGAGAAGACTGACGAGAAGACTGACGATGTCGAGACTGACACTGCAAAAGAGATCTCTGATTGTGAGCAAAAGCTGGTCACATTCGGCATAACAAAGGATAAATTCAAGGTCCTTGCCGCCCAACCCGAATTTCAAGATGATCTACTGAGCCTTACACAGGCCTTCCAGGCCCAATACCAAGACGTCGACGCCGACGATGTTGGGAGATGCCTGGCTATCACGTTTCTAGAGAGCATCGGCATCGATATGATCGAGCGCATGCGACAAGCCAACGAGAAGAAACTTGTGCAGTCTATAAAGGCTTCCGATGGTATGCTCGAAGTATGTGAGCTTGTGGGTCAGCCCACCGTAAAGCTGGCACTGTCTGACGTCTCAGCTGCTCTCGCCAAGGCCGTTGAGGAGGCTGACGGTCCTCTTGAGGCGATCGAGGAGGATTCCAAAGAGGCCGATGCGACGTCTGAATAAACGGGTAGAATGCTACATGAATGATAATCATTCATATGGATGCACGAAATCATGGTCATTCATGATATGTGAAATCTGTTCATTGTTTCATAAATTTAAATTTATAAATTTAAATTTATAACATGTGAGTAGATTTCACACATGAATATTCATGCATGCATGTATGGATAATTTCGTTCATGTAGTGTTTTATCGTTATTTTTTAACCGTTATAATAAATGACTTCAACAGAGGTCAAAAAACAATCTCTCATCGAGGTCGAGAGCGAGCGAGTAGCCGGCCTCCTCGAGAAGCAGGACGAAATCCTCAGTCGCTTGCAATTTATATCGCAAATCAAGGCGAACTGCAAACTGCAGCTCGATCCGACCCTCAGACTCATGCCTGATAACTGGTACAATTCACTAGTCCGGACGGTGTGGTGGGACGATAATCGCTCGTGTACTCTCTCGTTCTCTAGAGCATCGATAAAGGATGCCTTCTCCCTACTGGAAGTCCTCCAGGAGAGCTCTAAGAGGTCTGACCGGAATACCTGTGAGAGGATTATTGAGCTCCTCAAGGCAGCGAAAAACGGTCTCGAGTGCACGAAAATCCTCTACAGGGATGACGTTAAGCTTGGGTGCGATCTCGATCAGATCGCGCTGTACATCGACAGTCGCCTCCTAGACATGACTGACCCAGAACGCGTTGCACTGGTGATAGAGGCTGCTGTGCATCCTGTAGAGGTTGTCGTCAAGCCTAAACAGGCTGCCGTCGAGGTTGTCGTCAAGCCTAAACAGGCCGCTGTAGAGGTTATCAAGCCTAAACAGGCTGCCGTCGAGGCCGCTGTAGAGGTTGCCGTCGAGGCCGCTGTAGAGGTTATCAAGCCTAAACAGGCTGCCGTCGAGGCCACAGAGACGACTGTAGAGGCCACAGAGACGACTGTAGAGGCCGTAGAGGTCCCCAGATCAGCTCCTATACCCATTCCGTTGTCAAGACGTGAGCAACGACTAGCAGCTGCAGCTGCGAGGTAGGGATCCTACAGGACTCTGTCTTAATTGTGTGAGATTTTTTGTTTGTATATTTTTTTTCTATATATAAAATGACCGACTCGATTGAAACGGCACCAAAGCCTGTAAAGGCAAAACGCGCCCCCAGCGTGTACAATCTGTTTATGAAGGAACACTACCCAGAGACGCTTGATCTTCCTGTGAGAGAACGACTGAAGAAGATTGGAGTGATGTGGGCAGAGCACAAGGCAGCTGTCGCTGCAAGTGGAAGCGGGCTGGTGGGCGGATCGCAACCTGAGAAAAAGCGCGTCAAGAAAGTAAAGCCCCGCAGGCGCAAGAAGGTGGACGCCTGAGAGATTGATTGATTGATCTAATATATTCATTATGAATATATTTAAGAGAGCCATTTAGACCCTCAGACGCTCCATTAGCCTCTCGAACTGGCTCTCAGTGAACGTGTAGGACACTGAGGTGCTGCTAGTGCAGGAGGGGAGGGTTTCAGGGGAAGGGGAAGGAGGAGGAGGAGGACGGACGCAGAGAGCGAGAAGCTTCTTCTTAGAGAGACTTCCAAGGTTCTTAGAGAGCTTGTTGGCACAGATGTATGCACGGAGCTGTTTGACGGTCATCGTCGATGGGTCATCGTTCACGGTGTTCATTTTATAATAGAAAAAATAATTTCTCTATTATATAAAATCGATGTCTCTCAATCACCTTACGAATCTGAAGGATCTTGCGATTGATGTGAAATCATGCTCTGTAGAGGGCCAACCAGTGCCGTCCTTCCAAGGACACGCGGGCTGTGAGGAGTTCGAGGTGCCTATATTTTTAGGGACCTCGGGCGACCAGATAACGTGCTCTGGTGTGAAAATAACGGCGGACTCGGTAGAGTTCGATAGTAAGAAATTATGTGGCATTGCACAGGGCACTGGGCCAGATGACGCGGTCACCGTCCAGAGTTTGGCAACGGGCTTGGCTACAAAAATAGATGTTACGGAAATCGGGGATAGTGTGTGTCCCCTTGTGAGCGGGCAGGTTCCTGCCGAGTACCTGTCTATCATGAATTTGTCCTACAAGGGAGCGTGGGATGCTGCCACAAACGATCCGGTCATCTCAAGTGGCGTGGGGACTAATGGGTTTTTCTACGTGGTGTCGGTGCCCAGTACCACACGGGACATTGACGGAATAAGCACGTGGGAACTTGGAGATCGGATTGTGTTTGACGGGACCGTGTGGCAGCGTTTGATCAGCTACGAGGCTGTCAGCTCGGTGAACGGGAGGGTAGGGTTGATTCAGCTGTCTTCTGCTGACGTACAGCTGGATCAGTGCGACAACACAAGCGATGCAGCGAAACCGATCAGTACGGCTGCTGGTGTCGCGCTGGATCTGAAGGCACCATTGGAAAGTCCGACCTTTAGTGGAACTGTCGGTGGCATAACGAAATCGATGATCGGATTGGGAGCGTGTGACGACACAAGCGATGCGGCGAAACCAGTTTCAACTCTGGTGCAGAGTGCATTGGACCTCAAGGCTACTCTTGTCAGTCCGACCTTCAGCGGTACAGTCGGTGGCATAACGAAATCGATGATCGGATTGGGAGCGTGTGACGACACAAGCGATGCGGCGAAACCAGTTTCTACGGCGGTGCAGAGTGCATTGGACCTCAAGGCTACTCTTGTCAGTCCGACCTTCAGCGGTACAGTCGGTGGCATAACGAAATCAATGATCGGATTAGGAGCGTGTGACGACACAAGCGATGCGGCGAAACCAGTTTCGACGCAGGTGCAGAGTGAATTGGACCTCAAGGCTACTCTCGTTAGTCCGACCTTCAGCGGTACAGTCGGTGGAATAACGAAATCGATGGTAGGACTTGGGAATTGCGACAACACAGGCGATTTAGCGAAACCGGTCAGTACGGCTACCAATACGGCTATCTCCAGCAACACCACACTCATCACCACCAACAAGCAGATATACGACGATTTCCAGGCAACAAGGGGGGAAATTTCTGGATACTGTCCTCTAGGGTCAGACGGTAAGATCGGAACATCCTTTTTTCCGCCTCTAGTAGTCACAGAAGTGTACACACCGGCTGATAATACCGCAAGAGATGCGATCGATGCGCAAACAGGGGACTTGGCCATAGTCCAAAACACGGCTCGAACGTGGGTCTACACAAGCACAACAGCTTCGAATCCTAGCACCTGGGTAGAAGTCCAGACGGGATACGCCGTTGATAGCGTTAATGGTTCGGTTGGGGTAGTCAGTCTCACCTCTGCCGACGTGCCAGAAATAACAAACCTTTACTACACAGACGCACGAGTTCTCACAGCAACCAGTCACCTACTCAACGCAAACGGTACGGTCGCGATGACCGGGGACCTCGCAATGGGAACGAAACAAATCAAAAATCTTGGAGCTCCTACAGCAGATAGCGACGCATCATCACAGGGGTACGTCAAGGATCAGAGAGCCGAACAAAAAACAGAGTTCGAAGCAGTTATTTCTGTGCTCGATGGGGAGATACAGCAGAACTTGACTGACATCGCGTTGCGAGCTCCAATAGCAAGTCCGATTTTTACTGGAACTGTCCAGGGTATTTCTAAATCGATGGTAGGACTTGGGAATTGCGACAACACAGGCGATGCGGCGAAACCAGTTTCAACTCTGACACAGACACAACTGGACCTCAAGGCTACCACAGTATACGTCGACGGGGAGGTCTCTACGATTAACACGACAACAACAGGCAATCGAGAGGATATTGATGACAACATCGCAGACATTGATGTCCTTCAGCTACAGACACAAAATCTAGCAGCGAGTGGGACAACGACGACACTCACGGCAGGGGCCAATCAGACGAAAATGACAGTGTCAAGCTCAACGACGACGGTAGAAAATGACAGCCTGACGATCAAGACACCATCGAACGGTTATTTGATGATGAACACAAGTGGGCTGCAGGTGATGGGGAGCAACTACGAATGGCACAAGGTACTTGACTGGTTCAAGATAGACCGTGCTCCAAGCTGGAACAACGTAACCACATGCTTTAAGATTAACAGCACGGAGCTACTGCTAGCACACGATAAGGTCAACATTGATACCCCTATTCTAGAGGTAGATGGGGTTACGCTTGATACGACAGCGTCAGCCTTCGGATCACTGAACTCTAGCTCCCTCGACCCCCAGATCATCACAACAGCAGCAAGCGGAACTTTCCTCATCCTGGCAGACGCACTTATCAGCAACCCAACTAAGACTTTTGGCCTAACGAGTGGTGGGACGATATCGTCACCGTCAACAGCATTTCAGATCACATGCCCGGCAGCAGGGGACTATCAGGTATCGTTCTCATCAACCCTTGGGTACTCCGCATCAGCTGGGAACCTCTATATATTTGTGTACAAGGGGAGCAGTCCGACGGCAATCAACAGTGTTGGGACAATGTCGGCAACATCGATGGCAGCCTTGTCGGGGTCGGGCATAATCTCGTGCAGTGCAAACGATGTGCTGACCCTTAGGATCACAGGGAACGCTGCCAACATGGGCGCAGTTTGTAACGGGACATCATTCAACATCCAAAAATTGACACAACATGTATAGGACAGAGTCCAAAAAATAATATAAAATATTATTTTTCCATATATAAATGACTACATTAGACGATCTCGAGGGATTCGACTCAGACAAATCAGAATATGAGACTGACAGCGACGCTGAGACGGAATATGAGGACGATGACGAAGAACAGCCGAAGGCCACGCCGAAGGCCACGCCGAAGGCACAGCCGAAAGCTACGCCGAAAGCGCAGCCGAAAGCTACGCCGAAGGCACAGCCGCAGCCAGTAACTCCTAGGCCATCTGATCAAGAAGCTGCTTCTGCTGTGCGCGAAGCTCTCAAAAGGGGGACAGTCAGAATAAACACCGACCACCCAGTTAAGGTGGCAGAAAGAGAGGTCAAGGCTCTTTTAACAGTTTACAGGAAGAGCATCGGTAAACTTAAGGGGAAAAAAGACATCATCGATCTACACAACGAGCTGAGGGGTGGCCTAGAGTGCGACTTCAGTAATATAATCCAGGCTATACCAAGGACGTTTGGAGTGCCAAACAGGGTCTACACGACCGTTGACCGATGCCTAGAGCTACAAATGACTAGGGTTGAAAAATGGCTCGAGTGATTATAATTAACATGAATTATAAAAGATGAGACTAAAAAAACTCCTCAAGAATTGGTGGACGACATTATGGTACCGCTGGTGCTACGACAACATGCCGCTGTACCAGGAAGAATACGACAGCGACCTGTCAACGGAGAGAATGATATACTCAGACTACAGCCCGATCAGGTGAGTAGGCATGAGAATGAGAACGTACATGTTGTCCCCTGTGCAACGGTGAAATTCGATAGGGCAGACGCTCGGAATGTTAGGTGGACTGAGGTGGCACTGAAATCAGCCTGCTGGACAAAAACCGCAGTTGAATTAGCGTTGCCATTGTTAGCACCCCCTCCAGAACCCATGATACCGCCAGCTCCGTTAACAGAACCAGACGGGATCGGGATGACAGCCTGGAAGCTCTGGTAGCCCACTTCAAGGGTTACACCGAATGACCCTCCCACCGTCAGGACGTTGCCTACCTTGCTCCAGTGAGCGAGGGTCTGGCCGGTTAGGATTGTCCCACCGTTAGAGGCGATTGTAACGCTGGGAGTATAGGAACCGCTAGAGGGGCCAATTGCCCACGTACAAGCTCCAGCTCCATCTGAGTTAGTGAGAATCGACCCTACAGTCGCTGACGGATTAGGCATAACGTTACCTACCAAGCCATCATCCTCCCACAGGCATGCTCCTGCTCCATCAGTGTTGCGGAGCACGTAGTCGGCCGTTGTTGCGGTGCCGGGGAAGATGTTCCCGTTCAACCCGTTGTCCCCCCCTGCGACGACAGGGATACCCATAATAGAAAGGGCTGAGACGTCGAGTGGTTGGTCTCTTAGGCCATTAGATACAATATGATTCATTGTGTTTAGTCTTTAGAAAAAATATCCGCTCTATATATTTTTAAAAAAATCTGAGAGAGAATATAAAAAAAAATAATTATGTGTTCAAGAAAAATAATTATGTGTTCAAGAAAAAAACCAGAGGGACATCGTTTCAAGAATTCTGAAGGATCCCTGTCAGAATCCTCGTCAGAATTTTCAGAAAAGAACAGAGATTCAGGGTCGGAGAGGGGGTTATACCTTCGATCTAGTTCTTCGTAAGCTCAACAGTAACATCCCACATAGTGATAGCATTGGAAGCCTGCTGAGCGTGTGTCCAGTTACCGGTGGCTGAAAAGACGCCCCCGGTGGTGATGTTGATCTCTATAGGATTAACCTGCGATGACGGTACATCTGTCGTGAGGGCCGAGGCGATCTGGTAGGGAACTTCCTTCACGGTATAGTCAGTTAGAACTTCCGAGGGGAGTGAGAAGGAAGAGCTGTAGGTTGAAGGATTGATAAGGGCCCCGTTCACTATGCTGCCTCGGATGGTGATGAAATACCGGAGAGAAGGCTTTTTGATGACCTTGAGCTCATACGTAAAAAGCGTTGGGATGAGCGATGTGGTAGAGCTAGAGCCAATCTGATGGAACACAGGAGTCTCTTCAATCCAAGCACATGCTCCAGCACCGTCAGTATTAGACAGAATATACCCCGCTGTAGTATTCGGATTAGGCATAACGTTACCTACTAAGCCATCATCCTCCCACAGGCATGCCCCAGCACCGTCAGTGTTGCGAAGCACGTAGTCGGCCGTTGTTGCGGCGCCAGGGAACACGTTCCCGTTCAAACCATTGTCCCCTGCGACGACAGGGACACCCATGATAGAGAGGGCTGAGACATCGAGAGGCGCGTCTCTAAGACCATTCGTTGCGATGTGATTCATTTTAGTCTTTAGAAAAAATATTTGAAAATATCCGCTCTATATATTTTTAAAAAAAATCTGAGAGAGAATAAAAAATAAAAAATAATTATGTGTCCCAGAAAAATAATTATGTGTCCCAAATAAAAAAACAGAGGGACATCGTTTCAAGAATTCTGAAGAATCCCTGTCGGAATTACCGTCAGAATTTTCAGAAAAGAACAGAGATCCAGGGTCGGAGAGGGGGTTACCTTAACAGATGTGATGAGACGTTATGACAGACACGTCGTCAAAAAATGAGATAGCAGTACTCGAGAATGTCCAAAAAAAACGTGTCGATGTAAAAAAAAATCCTCACGCTTATTCCTGATGAAAAACTTAAGAGCTCTGTAGAACCAGTCAAGTACCTATTAATAAAATTGAATATACGTTTAAAGACTAAGGGGTATAACCAAATGACAGACGTTACAAAAACTAGCACGATTATCTCGGGATCCAAGCCCCTCAGCCCGGCCCTAGGAGATCGACGCATCAAGCGTCTAGCAGCTATCAGAAGGACTGAGGAGACCAGACTAGCAAAATACAACCTTAGAGTGAAGGCGTTCGGAGAAGCCGAAGCAATCCGAGAGACACAGAGAAAGATACGTATTGCAGCCCTCGATGAGGCTGAGAGGATAGAATGCCTGAATAAAACTGACACAACCTGCCCGAAATGCTACCTGATTGAGTGCTGCTGTGAGGAGGATCACATAGAATATCTGAAGAGCCAGGAATTAGAAATTCAAATGTTCCACTCGGCCAAGCGGGGGTCTCGCTTGTGGAGAAAGCAATCGGAGTGTCCGTGCACATGACGAGACAGCTATAATGTTAATAATTAACATTATTATTGATTGACGGTATAGATCACAGCGGAGTGGGGGACACATAAAAAAAACAGAGGGACATCGTTTCAAGAATTCTGAAGAATCCCTGTCGGAATTACCGTCAGAATTTTTAGAAAAGAACAGAGATTCAGGGTCGAAGAGGGGGTTATACCTTCGATCGACTATATCGATATTATTTTTATTTTAAAAAATGATCGATATATATAAAATGTCTATAACGTTGAAATGTTGGAGACAAGTCAATCGGGGAAAAGAAGCTACCCACAAAATCGATAATACCTGGTACGCTCTGAGTAGAACAGACAGGGAGGAGTTGATGAACTCAAAAAAAGGACTGCACACGATCGAAGAGTACCCACAGAAATGCAGTATGCTGCGCTTTATGTGCCACGAAGAAGACGTAGAGGAGCTAACAGGAACAATTCAAGCTTTCCTCACATCACGTAAAGCTGCAGTGGAATACCTTGACTGCGCTGTCATTAGGGGAGGTGGGAACGAACGATATCTGAGATTCCCCAATACTTTCTTGATGGAAGACGACTACAGACTACTCTGCCAACACCTTAGGTACGACGAGAAAGCATGCAGGAAACCAGCAACGATGATAGACACAGAGGAAGTAGTGACTGTCATACGAGGGGACGGAACCCTGGAAACACCAGACAGCTACTTCCAGACATATCAACTATTTGGGTGCGACGAACGACCGATAGCTATTGATGGACCCCTAGAACAGTACTACAAACGAATCTTCTCCATCGTACCGTACGGACGGGGGGTGGAAGGGCCGTTCTTATCGTAGAAAGAATTGTAAGAAAAAGGTGACTTTGACTGGGAAATCGCAGCGACGATCGACGATGTTAGGAATTCTGATGATAAATACAAAACGCCACGCGGTGGAGATTATTTCTATAATAAATGTTTCCACCGCGTGGCTTTTTGTATTTTTCACTAATATTTCCGTTTGTAGATTTGATAGCTGCGAAGTCCCAGTCAAACTCCGTTTCTTAGCCGTTTCTGTTCGTCTTACAGTAACAATAAATATTGTCAGGAATTTTCGCCCTATCCGTTTTTTTAAAAAAAACTGAATATAGAGGTTTAAAGACAAATAATATGTAACCAAATGATACAAACATTCATTCCATCGCTTATCGCTGTACGCGAGCGTGCGGCCAAACTGGGTCACGCATGCATCATATCTAAGGATAAAATGGGCCGATGTGCAAAGTCTGGCAAGGACAAGCTCATCAAGACCTTCACATCGGCCCCATCGATCGACTCAATCGTTGCCGACCTGGAATCTAACGAGATCCCTACTAACTACTACGAGGTGATGACAGGCAACAACAGACTGGAGTATTACGACATCGACGGGAAGCCGAACGGGCCTGACGGTGAATACTGGTTGCAGTCGACCGACGTCATTGTCGAGGACCTAATGAAACATCGAGAGGAATGGCTGTCACTGACTGGATACGACAACGCTAGAGTCACTGGCGAGCAGCTTTTCGTCGTAGAGTCACAAAACCCTGCCTACAAGAAGTCACTACACATCGTTATTAGAAACGGCTGGGGGTTCTACTCACCTGAAGAGCACCGGATCTACATCAAAGAGTTCGCATGTTACCTCAAGGAACACGGTGGCGCCCTGCTGATCGATGTACAACCATACACGATGAACCAGCAGTTGCGCATGATAGGCAGCTGCAAAATGGACACGTCACCAGAAGCAGGTGGGAGGCGCGATCTAGTTCGATCGCCGGTCGTGTATAAGGACGTTCAAAACAGCCTTGACTGTGACGCTCGAATGCATCTAGCATCGTACCAGCCATCTGGCTATAAGTTCGTAGTTGACCGTAACGCTCCTAAGAAGGAGAAGGCCAAACCCAGGGCCAAGAAATCCAATATAGTCAGGTCCCTGGCTGCTACAACCGCCCTAACAGCAGCCTTTGACGCAATCGACATGCAACGCTGGAAGTCGTATTCTGATGCTACCAAGCTGGTTTTTTTAACAGCGTCCCTAGGCATACCTGATGAGGACATACACCGATATGCCAAAACAGCCGACAATTACGGGGAATCTTGGGTGCAGGATCTGATAGACAAGGAAAACGACACGAGAGGCGACGGAGGCCAGAAAGCGACACTTGGTACACTCTACCACTACCTGAAGACTGACTGTGATAAGAAAACCTGCATGACCCTCTGGAAGGCCATTAAGGACGACGACAGTACGCCGACTCATAAAGAGACGTCCAAGAAGCTTTCCAAGGCCACTCAACTGGACATTGACAGGTCGCTGAATGAACTGACAGTCACTACCGATTTTATCGAGCGTACTGATAAGTACGTCATGAAGAGCGATTTGGACTCTGCAGCCTGCGTGGTTGTCAAGGCAGGCCTCGGTAGAGGCAAGACGACAGCAACTGTAGATCACATCAATTCTACTGACTACACATCTATCATAATTCTAACACCCAGGCGCAGCTACGCCAACACTACCCTAGCTCGTGTCAAGGACGAGATTAAGTGCGACGGGGAGTTCAAGCTCTACTCAGACCTCAAGGGGGACATCAGAGAACCTTTTGTTGTTATCCAGGTCGAGTCTCTTCACCGGCTCGACCGTGACTTCTCTGACGGGAACACTCTAATTATCCTAGACGAGATCGAGTCACTCTTATATCAGCTCACCAGTACTGGCACTCACGGTACAGTTCATGAGTCAAACCTCGGAATGTTTGGCGAGATGATCAAAAACGCCACAAAGTTACTCTGTATGGATGCTTTCATCTCCCGACGCACTCTTGTGATGCTAGATGAGCACCATCGTGAGTACAAGTATTACAACTATACCAAAGCTCTATGCAAGCGTAGAGCGGTTAAATACGATAAGAAAAACCAGCTCAGA